TGTAAAGCTCGAGCCCGACCTTGAGGTTTTGGTTTCTTTTGAGCAGGTCGTCTCGGCTGTTGATCCAGCCTCCACGCTTTGCCCAGCCGACATTGCTTCCGTTTATTTGTAGTAGTCCGAAAGATCCGCCGTAAGGATCTTTGCGGTTGATGCTCGTGGTCTGACAATGCGACTCGCGCCACATAATCTTCATGAGCATCGGTTTCTCCTTTTTGGGCCATCCGAGTTGAACTGCTTTCGTTGCGTAGTATTCGCATCGGAAGGGCAGAGCCTCGGCACTTGCTGGAGATGGGTGGAAAGCGGCAATAAGTAGCACGGCTGCCGCAAGTCGCTTAACAGCGATCCTTTGATCGAGTGAACATAATTCCTCCTAATCAAGAGCTGCTAAGCCCTCTGGGGTAATGGCACATATCATTTGTGCTGATCCTGCGGAACCGATCCGAGTGGCTCCAGTAGGCACGATATAGCCTGCCGAGCGTAGATCCGAGCACCTTTTCCAGTAGCACCTCGAGCGCCTAATGAGCCCTGATCGTGCGCCTGCTTCTTCATCGGTGAGGTTGTGGTTTCGGTACTCGATGAGCAACAGCATTGCCTGTGAGGTTCTGCGGTGTTTGACGTCTTTAGCGCCTTGGACGCTTGTGGGGCGGTCGGGCTCTCGATGCAATGGTGCATGGAAGAGTGTGCCTGGTTCCCAGTCGTCGGGTCGGATGATTTTGCCTGCCATTATTGCCTCCGTAGTAGGGATAGAAGGTGACGTTAGAGAAGTTACACGATCGGTGTGACGAAAGTGTGGATTATCTTTTTCCACGCGCCGACGATCATATTGCCACTCTGTGCGAAGGTCGGCGAGACCTCAACATGGATCCAATAACCGCCAGGGCCACCATTGTTTTCGGCGTCCCATTCTTTCCAGCCTGGCTTCCCGTCACGATTACAGCGGAAACCGCGTCCGTGTGTCCCCCATACGTATTGGTGGATCTCCTCGATGCCGAGGGCGACGTGGTTTTCGGCGAGCCAGTCACAGATTTCGGTGACTAGTTTTTGGTTACTTTGTTTGTAGCCAGCGTCGAAGGCGCGTCCTGTGCCGTGGACTGAGAGCATGGTTGATCCGCGCATGGGTCGGTAGGCGTAGATCCCGAGGTTTTTGAAGCCCCATTTGTTGCTGATGATTTCGAGCAGCTTCTTTGCGCCTGGGGTGGCGGATCCTGTGGCGGAGGCGTCTTTGTTGCCCGTGTAGGGCATGACCTTACTTTTCGGTGTTGTCATTGTTTTCTTCCTCGTCTGGGATGCCGTTGTTATTGGCGTCTTGCTTGCTCGCGCTGGCGATCATCACGCCCGAGAGAGTACCTGTGAGGAACATCACCACGGGTGACATGAGTTTGAAGAATTCGGAGTCCACGGGTGAGAGCTCTGAGCCTTGGTAAACGAACAGCAGGCCGAACAGCATGAAGCCCATCGTGAGGGCAAGGATGCCAGCGAGTACGAGTCCGACGATGAAGCGAAGCCGTGCGTTTAGTTCGTTGGGTGTGTAGCGGTCGCCTTTTAGCATGACAATGCCTCCGAGGGTCTTGTTTCTGCTGTTACTCGAGAGGCGCTGAGTGCTTTGTTTTTAGTAACTGGGCAAGGTTTTTCTTCGATGCGGTTCTGGCAAGCGGTAAGGATTGAGGCGAACAAAAGCGCCACGAAACTAACTCGCCACAACATCGGGAGCCTCTGGGAAGTCTGCGGTTTCTGCTGGTTTCCATGTTGCTGGGAAGTCGCGCAACGCTTGGCGATATGTAGCCCATGCTGTTTTGTCGCATTGCGCGTCTAATAGTTGTGTCCAATCGGACTCTGTAAGCAACTGGTTCCTTGCTGTTCTCATGCTTTGCAAATAGTCGCCGTTAATGCTTTTAAGGTTAGAAATCATGCCGCTCCAATATCTTCAATAATTAGTGTCGCAGGGGCAGCTGCGTTGGCGAAAAATGTTGAAGTATTATTTTCTGAAACCCCGCGCAATTTGAAAGTTTTGCTTCCCGACGTTAAACCGCTAATTTCGCTCACGCCCGAAACATTTACGTAATTGCCGCTAACGGTGTAGCCAATAGCATAACTATAAAGAACGTTTGCGCTATCTGTGAAACTACATTGGGTGTAACCCGCGGCTGTTTCTTTTCTTGCGCTTATGCCCCAAGAAGCCCGATATATACGACCTGCAACAGCCGTAAACGTAATGCTCATACCTGTTATGTCTGTTCCAGTTGTGCCTATGTTTACGTCGCCAGTTGTGCGTACGACCTTGCCAACAACGCCCCACGGCAGGTTGTTCATCTGTGCAGCAGTCAAAACTGCGCCAGTCGTAAAAGTAGTATTTGCTGCCATTAAAAGCCCAGTCTGTTGTTGTCTAGTGTGCCGAAGCCCTGTGTGTTATTAAGAATGAGATAGGCGTTAGTGTCGCGCCCTGAAAAAAATATAGTCACACGCGTTTGGTCTGGTGTGGCATTGACAGAAATACCCTCGAGGATCACGTTGTATGTTGCGCCTCGGAAATAAACAATGCCTCGCTGGTTAACAGCCGAGGTGATTGCCTGGATGACGTCAACATTGAAGTCGTTAGGCGGAGGGTAGATTGCTGGGCCTTGCTGGACGTCGGTGAACGTGATTGAGGCAAGCGTTGAGTCTTTGCTCTGATAGTTGTTAAGTAGCCATTGCGCGTGATCCGACGCCTGGCCTGTCGTGTTGTCAATGGTGTCCACTTGCCAGCCATAAAGCGGAGTCACTCCCAGCGTCGCGGTCTGAGCTGCTAGCGCGTTCGGGGTAACTGTTATGGAGTTGTAATAGTTGTCTGCCGAGGAACGGAACTCGATCTGCTCATACTTCATTTGATAGGCGTAAGGCGTTCCTGTGCCGTCGTTCCAGTAGTAGGTCGTCGGAGGTGCTGTGTTTCGTCCGAACCAGTAAAGATTGGGGGTGGACTGATAAGTCAAACTCCCAGCGTAGAAACGCGCCTCTTCTGTCCTTGTGATCGTGTTCAACAACTCGAGAGCGTTTCCTGTGTACGTCTGGGCGGAACCTGTGGAGCGCCCGTTGAAAGCAGCAGGAGACGCCCCGATCACAGAGCCGACCGTGTTGACTTGGCTATCTGTGAGAGCAGAGGCGAGCGCGTAGTTTGTGAGCTGTGCGCGCCCCCAGTCCGCCTGAATACCTTCACACTCGATCGTCACACGATCCATGTTTGTCGTGTACCCGTAATTAATTTTTACGTCTCGGATCCGCCCCCAAAAGGCTGCAAACTGATCACGGCCGACGACGACGCCTGGCTTGTAAATGTAGCCGACGACCTGATCTCCGAGTTTTGGGGTCACGCTCCACGAGGAAGGAAACTCCGACTCGACTGTCATCGTGTCGATTGAATAGTCGTCAATTTGTAGTCGGCGTCCGCGAAAAATGCTGACGTTCTGAAGGCTTGGCAAGGTTGTCCAGGTTGCGCCCTGCTTGAAGTCCATCTTCCAGACGAAAGGAACAGCCACTAGGCAACTCTTACCGGTAGAGGGCCGTTGCTTCTGTTGTAACGACGGAGAGCATCGACGATTGCATTGGGGTCGCCCCCATTGACGTTAATCGTGATGTTGTTGCCCATGTTCGGAATGTTGCGCCCCGAAAGTGGGATCACGGCTTCTGGGCCTGCCTCGCCGATCATCGCCAGCGTCGGGCCAGTCACAATGCCACCCTCAGCAAGCATTGGGATCCGAGGAATGTCTGGAGCGTTGATCTTGAAAGTAGGCCCTGGGCCTGGAGGGTCAATAGTGAACTCAAGCAACTTGTTAATGCGGTCAACGATCTGAGTATTAATAACTGAGATGATGCCGTTTGCGAAGGCTTTGCCGATCTCTAGACCGAACTTGCCGAGATCCGAGAGAGCGCCGATCACTGCCTCGACGAGAGACTTGGCGAGTTCAGCTGCAAAACCTGCGAGGCCTTTGATGAGATCGGGGCCGATATCGACTAGCCATTTGAGTAGCGCGACTGAGAGTTTCGCTGTGGCTTTGATGAGTAGCGGTATGCCGTCGTTGACGATCCATTTGATCATGTCGCCGATGAACTTGCCGAGAGCGGTGAGGGCTTCGGGCCCTGACTCTTTAATCCAGGCTGTGAGCTTCTCTTTGAGGAGCGTGAGTTTTTCGCCGAGTAATGGTAGACCGTCGTTGACGACCCAGTTCCCCATTTTGGTGAGAAGGTTCTTGAGCGCTTCAAGAGCGATCGGGATGCCTTCCTTTAGTTTGTCGCCGAGCAACTCAAGCACTCCGCCGAGTCCCTTTTCGTCAAAAACTTTGGAAACTTTTTCAAAAGCTGGGATCAGAATGTTTGTTGCGAAGCCGACGATCTTTTCAAACGCTGGGAGTAAGGCGGTTCCGAGTGTTTCGGATGCTTCGCCGAAAGCGTTTTTTAGTCTGTCAAAACGCCCGACCGCGCTATTGGAGAGTGCTTCTTGGCTTCCTCCGAACTGTTTATTTACTACTTCCATCGCGCCAGCAAAGTCTTTTGACTTGATGATGCTTGCATCGAGTGGGACGCCGAGTTTCTTGAGCGCGCCCACCTGCCCCAGGTACCCCTTAGCCAATGCGGAAGTAGTTGCCTCGAGCGGCTTGCCTGTCGCTGCACTAATATCCATGGCGCTTTTCAGCAGGTCAAAAGCTTTAGTCGAGTTTCCTGTGGCTCTGACAAGTGTGCCGAGTCCGCTTCTGAGGTCGTCGTCGGCGACGCCAGTAGCCAGCGTCATTGAAGAAATGAGATCTTCGATGGAAGCAACTTGATCGTCGGTCGCGCCTGAAGAGTTCTTTAACGTTTTAGAAAGAACAGCCTGACCTTGGGCATCTTCAGCAGCTGCTTTAACTGACGCGCCGAGACCTGCTGCTATCGCTGCTCCGCCAATGGCTGCAAACTTGGCGACGTTCTTGAATACCTTCGTCGCTGAACCGCCAAAACCACCTATCGCCGAGTTGGCTAGATCGATGCCTTTAGGGTTGAACTCCGTAAGGATTGGGATCGTTACTGCCATTAGTGGGTTTTCCTTGTCAAGTTGTCAACCTCTAAAGCCGCGGCAAAGGCTATGTCTCTAACGCCTTCAACGACTTTAGTTTGGTTGCGTTCGTAAGCAGGCCATAATGCTCGAGAAGCGGTTCCGTGCTTTGTGCGTAGATTCTTGCCCATATTGCCATTGCGAGCCATGTCGTAAACCGTGCCTGCTGCGTCGTTCCATCTAATGAAAAAGACTGAGGTATTTGTTGCCCTGCCTTGAAACTCTCCAACTTTTTTGGCTGATATTCCTGCTCTAAATTGTTCTTTGCTGAGTGGAGCGTTCCCCCAGGCGTTGACCCGATGGTTGAAAAGGGCTACTGGGCGATGGCGAACCCAGCGATTGGGTACACGTTGGATCCTGAGATCCTTGTCGATGAGTCCGAGCAGGTGGACAAAGCAGCCTTCATGAGGGCGTCTTTGAACTTGTGGATCTCGAGTGCTAACTCGTGGCTGAACCCTGGGGTCTTTGACAAGTTGACGACTAGCACCATGCCAGAGGGGGGCGTCCTCAGTGTGGATAGCTCAATAGACGAAAGTCTCTACTGTGGGATTAGGGCTCAACTCAACGACGAAGGGCAGATCGCCGTGACCGTCGAGTTCGTCACCGACACTCTGGGCGCTTGCTGGGAGAAGGTGCATGAGTCCGCCAAGACTTGCCGACAGATCGCGCTCACTCCTTCGCTGTTCCAGATGGCTCCGATGGATCTTGACAAGAAAAAAATAGACGTCGGCTACGGCGAACTTGTCACCCATACGAGCACGATCCGTCAACTAATCAACGAGGGTCGCCTCGTGCATACTGGGGAGCAGATGCTCCTCGAGCACGTCAACAGGGCCGTCGGCGTCAAAACACAATCTGGGTACACGATCAGTAGCCAGAAGAGCAGCGGCCCTATCACTATGGCGAGGTGCATGATCTTCGCAGCTGCACTCGTAGCGAAGCCGACACAGAAGGCGAGAGCAGCAATCGCTTTCGGTAGGTGATCACTTTCTATCTTTTCCCGTGGTGCTTGCTTTTGTCACACCACAGGTAGAGACTCCAGGTGATGCCTCTCTTCGGTAAAAAGATCACCGCGCCAGCGTATAACTCCGCCCCACTAGCGGCTGCTTCTGGCGCGTCGCAGATAGGCCAGTTCTATTCGTACACCGTAGGGGCGTTCGAACAAGCTGCACTATCTGTACCCACGATCGCTCGGGCTGTTTCGTTGCTCTCGACGGTCGTGGGAACCCTCGACATGAAGTCCTACGTCCTCCAATGGAACGGCGAAGAATACGAAAAAATCTACGTCGAAGGCGAGTCATGGATGGCGCGCCCAGACCCTAAGGTCACTCGTAACTTCATCATGGCAAAAACCGCGAAAGACCTGATCCTATATGGGCGCGCTTTCTGGGCGGTTACCTCACGCTATAGCACAGGCTTTCCTGCTACTTTCCAATGGCTCCCAGCGAACCTTGTTGAAAGTCCTCAAAATCAGCCCCCAGAATGGTTCGGCCCAGCCGACGAACTCGAGTTTAACGGGATGCCTCTCGACACTTCAAACGTCATCCAGTTCCTCAACGGCAATATCGGCGTCGTGTACTCGGGCCGTCGCGCCATCCAAATTTCTTTGAAACTCGATCAGAGTGCAGAGCGCTTTGCCTCCAATGAAATCGCGGCTGGATACCTCCAGCAAAAAGGAGGCGAGCCCATGAGTGGCGAAGAGCTCGGAGAAATGGCAGCAGCCTGGGCATCAAACCGTCGCACAAATGCGATCGGCGCGCTCAATGAGTTTGTGAACTTTGTTTCCTTCGATCAGGATCCTTCAAAGTTGCAGCTAGTCGAAGGCCGCGAGTATCAGACGAAAGAACTCTCGCGCCTCATGGATATTCCTGCCTACCTGCTTGCCATTGACCAAAGCGGTATGACTTACGCAAACGCGCAACAGGCTCGCCAAGACTTGCTCCTTTTTGGCGCTCGCCCACTTCTTCACGCCATCGAGGAACGGTTGTCTATGGACGATGTACTCCCTAGAGGGAGGCACTGCCAGTTCGACCTGGATGAATACGTCGGCGAATACGCGCCCGACGAGCACGACCCAGTCATGCAAGAACCAGCAGCTAACCCACTTTCCGACACGAACAATCTGGAGTAATCATGATCCATTTCTCAGCAGACCTAGATCTCATCATCGCAGAAGCAGGCGACGACAACCGCCCAGCGCGTATCGCAGGCATAGCCGTCCCCTGGGACGTTGTCGCAACTGTTTCAGGAGGTCAGCGCGTCAAGTTCCTTCGAGGCGCGTTTGACCTATCTCAGAAACCAGCAAAACTGCTCGAGAACCATGACATGAGCCAACTTCGCGGAATTGTGAACACTCTTTCCGATAGCGACGCAGGCCTCGAGTTCGAAGCAACGCTGGCGGACACTCGCGCATCAAAAGACGCAGTCGCTCTTCTGAAGGCTGGCGCGTATGACTCAGTAAGCGTCGGCGCTAATCCAGTTCAGTTCAAATACGACAAAGCAGGAGTAATGACTGTGTCAAAAGCACAGCTCATCGAACTCTCGCTCGTTGCTGTTCCAGCATTCGCTGAAGCAGTAATAACAGAAATCGCAGCCTCGGCCGATCCTGAGGATGACGAAAATAACCAACCCATAGACACCCCTCAGGAGGACACAGTGTCAGAAGAAATCAAGGCCGAGTCACCAGAGTCGGCAACCACACCAACATCCGCAATCCTCTACGCACAAACAAAGCGCGAATTCAAAATGCCATCGGCTGCTGAATATATGTCGAAGTTCGTTGTCGGCGGTTCCGAGTTTGCAGAGTTTAACTCTCGCATCGTCGCAGCTGCTCCGAACGTGACCACGACGGACACCCCAGGCATCTTGCCAGTTCCCATTGTGCAACCGATCTATAACAATTTTGTGGCTAACTATCGTCCGCTTATCACGGCTATGGGCGTTCGCCAGATGCCCCAGAGTGGCAAGGTGTTCATCAGGCCAAAGGTGGTCACCAATACCACCATTGGCGCAAGTAATGGTGAGCTTGTAGCACTTGATCAAGGCACTTTCGTTGTTGACGACATTCAGATCACAAAAGCCCTCTACGGCGGTTATGTGAAGTTGTCTGAAGAGTCGATCGACATGACTTCTCCAGAAGTTCTCGGCGCTCTCATCGACGACATGGCTCGCGTTTACGCAAACGCCACCGACGTTGCAGCTTGCACCACTTTCGAAGCAGGAGTCACCCAGACTCAAGCACTCGCAGACGTGACAGACCCAGCAGACTGGGTTTCATTCATATACGGAGCTGCACAGCAAATCCTCACCAACAGTAACGGCAACTTGCCGAACGTGATGGTTGTAAGTCCTTCGTACTACGCATCGCTTGGAGCATTGGTTGACACTTCAGGTCGCCCATTGTTCCCGAACGTAGGCCCAATGAACGCAGTAGGAACTGGCGCATCAGCATCAACCTTCAACGGCAACGCATTCGGCTTGTCGCTCGTAGTTGACCGCAACATCACCAGCATCCCCATCTACGTCGGCGACTCAACTGGCTTCGAGTGCTGGGAACAACAGCGCGGAGCCGTATCTGTCGAATTGGCAGACGGTTCACTCGGTCGCGTAATCAAGTTCCGTGGATACTTCTCCTCGGTAATGATCGACGCAACCAAGTTCGTCAAAAAAGCCTAACCCCTAGCACCACCCGAGAAAGTTTGCATCATGGCAGTATTCGCAGTCACTCACCACCAGCGACTAAACGACTACGCCGTGGTGCAAACCCTCGAGGACACCGACATAGGTATCGGGCAAAGCATCACGCTCGCTGGCTTAGGCCACGGCCTGAACGGCACTCACACGGTCTATGCAATCAACCCTTACTATTTTGAAGGCGTTGACGATGAAGGCGACCTGCTTTTTGATTACGACATTTACATCGGCAATCAGGTCATTTTCTACGATGCTGGTGAAGATCTAGAACGTGGTGCAGCAATCCCAACTGGGACGCTCACCTGGACTCAGACCTGCACCTGGATTACAGCAGCCGATGTTCTTTCATGGCTCGGAATAAGTGTCGCGACCGCAAACGACACAGCCTTCGTTGGCTCATGCACGGATGCAGCTAACGCGTTCGCGTTTCGGCGACGGAAGGAAGCAGGTTATTTTGACTCGCTTACTACCGTGCCAGGCGCGGACGTCAAACTCGGGACAATCATGCTCGCTGGAGCTCTTTATCGAGAGCGCGGAAGCGTTGACTCTTTCGCCAGTTTTGAAGCGATGAACATCCCTGGATCTGTCGGTTCAATGGGACAGATCAACCGTTTGCTCGGCGTCAATAGGAGCCAGGTCGCATGAGTGCTACTGGCATCTTCGCAAGCGCTCAGAGCACCCTTGTAGCCTCGCTCACAGGACTCGGGCTCGCAGTCGTCACCGATCCGCGCAACGCTCGCCCGATGACAGTCTTTGTCGAGCCCCCGACGTTCACCTGCTTTAACAGCAATATCGCCGAAATTACTTTCGGAGTGAGGATCCTCGCAGCGCCACCTGGCAACAGCGACAGCAGCGACTACCTCATCACCACAGCCGACACGATCATGAACAGCGCGATCTCCCTCATCTCGGGCGCTCCTTCTGTCACGTCAATCGGATCCCAAGACATTCCCTCATACGATCTAGTCGTTCGTGTGGGAACCTCAAGAAACCCATAGGAGAAAATCATGGCAACAACCACTTACCTTTCACAGCCATCAGAGCTGAAAATTGCAACCGTTGATCTCACAGATCAGGCCTCGAGCGTTACTTTGACACTCGGCAGCAACCCACTCACGAGCACCGCTTTCGGCGATCTTGGCGAGCGCATGGTTCCAGGCCTTCAGACCGTAGAAGGCACAATCACCCTTTACGTCTCTTACGGCGCGACAGAAGTTGAAGGCGTCATCGCTGGCGAAGTCGGCCAAGGCGACACCACCATCGTCGTCAAAAAAGACGCAGGTGCTATCAGCGCAAGCAATCCAGAGTGGACGATCTCTAACACCATGATCGCCAACTACCCAATTACCTACACCGTCGGCGAACTCCAAGTGATGGAAGTTTCCTTCTCGGGAGGCACCTGGGTACGCGACGTCACCCCATAATTCAACCCCTTACCGTGCAAAGGAAACCCCATGAAACTATCCATCAAAGTGAACACAGGTGACGGAGATTATGTTGTCGAAACTAATCTCTTCCACCTGGTTCAACTAGAACGCAAGTTTAAAGTAAGAGCATCAGATCTAGCAGCAGGTATCTCTATTGAGATGCTTGGCTTCCTCGCACATGAGGCAGCAAAACAGCAAGGTCACAACCCCCCAGTCATCCTTGACGACTTCCTCAAGAAGCTTGTCAATCTGGAAGTGCTTGAAACTGAGTCAGCAAACCCCACCTCAGGGGATCAGTAGGTCGAAGCCTCGCCGAGTTACTTGTCGAGACTGGCTACTGGCCCCCATCCATCGAGTTCAC